CACCACCTAATGCTGCCAATGCGCCGCCTCCTGCAGCAGCTGCCCCAGCTCCGGCTGCGGCTGTTCCTGCTGCTGCGGCACCCCCTGCGGCAGCTGCACCCCCAGCAGCCAAACCGCCTGCGGCAGCTGCACCCCCTGCGGCAGCTGCACCCCCAGCAGCCAAACCGCCTGCGGCAGCTGCACCTCCTGCTGCTGCGGCGCCGCCGGCAGCTGCTGTTCCCGCAGCTGCTGTTCCCGCACCTGTTAGTAAAGGTGCAGCTCTGGTCAACATACTTGCTCCACGAACTGCTGTTCCTGCTCCGCCTCCTCCGCCACCCAACATTCTGGATGCTCCTTGAAGAACTCTGCCACTCATGCCTGTTCTTCCTTTCGCCATTTGTCCTAGTTTAGAACCTACACGGTTCATGATTCTCCTCTTCAATCGGTCAGTCAAAGGATTGCCTCCATCGCCAGAACCATCTGGTTCTGATTCCTGCAATGTGGCAGTAGGAGAGGATTTCTTTTCTGCCTGTACAGATCCTTTAACAATATTATCTTCAGATGTATCCAATGTAGATTCATCTGAATCTTCTTCTCTGTCACGTTCTTTATCTACGTTAGCACTTATCGTGGTGTCTTTTTCAATTTCTTGTAGAGTAGACAACACCTTGATTTGTATTTTCCCTTGTTCTTCCAAAGATTCCAACATCTTGGTAGGTTCTACTATTTCCCCCTTTACTACATCTTCTGTATCTTCTTCAGATTTAGTAGGTTCTACCATCTCAGAGGTTACTTCATTTTCTGATTCTTCAGGTAACGCTCTTTCAATAGGAGAAATTCTTCCATCCTCAGCTGCCATTCTTTCCATCTCATCAATCTTCGTCTTTTTCAACTCAGAAGGGGAAAGGCCTAGTTGTTGGTTCAGTTCATCTTTGGAGTATAATCCAGTACCGGCCGTGCGAACCTTTTGTTTGTCAAGATATTCACCTGTATCAGTACTACGATACTTTCCTCCTTTATCACGCTCAAGACTTCCTTCCACCAATTTACGAATTACTGTCACTTCTTCCAGTAAACTTGTGAGAGTTGGTAGCATATTATCAGTAGAAGCTTCAGTAGTGGCCTGTTCAATGGCACCGCTTGTGTCAGGTTTTTCTTCTTGTGTTCCTGTCATGCGATCCTGTAATCCTTGTATTTCCTCTTGTTGTTGTGATGCCAGACGTTCAGACTCAATGAGTTGTTCATTGGAAGGTGCATGTTTTCCTGGTTCAAGAAGTACACTATTAAACGCCTTCATGAATCCTTTACCTGTGAACATTTCCTTGGTGTTGCTCTTCAGCATGTCCCGATAGCGTTGTCCAGGTTTGGCTGTCCAGTCAAGACCAGGAATCATACCTTGCAACATATTGGTCATGTCACCTTTGATGGCCCCCTTCAGTGTCAACCTCTTGGGTTCAGGCTCTTCCATTTTACCCTTGATATCACCAGATAATTTTTCCTGTGCCTCTTTTGCTTTCTGAAGCTTTTGTTTTTCAGCTTGTAGAACTTCCAACTCCTTCTTACGACCTTCAAGGTCTTTTTTAATGGCTTCTTTTTCATCATCAGACAAACTGGCATCTTCTTCTGCTTTATCTTGCCATTGTTGAAGATAGCGAATTTCTTCTTCCTTGCTCTCTATTGACCTATCAGTTTTTTCCACATCTTTTTGTAATTTTTCCGTTTGCTTCTCTGATTGCACAACCATTTTAGCCATCATGGTTCGCAGTTCTTCACGGTCCCGAGAGGTGTCACCTGTGCTAGTGGAAATCTTTTTCAATGCTTTTAACATTTCCTGAAACAATTTGTTTTGTTCATCGGATAAGGTCACATCATTCTCTACAGTAAGATTCTCAATAATAGATCCAATGCTGGTAGTCATTTTGCCTCCGAACTCAACATTGCGTTCCATGTTGTGTCCGGGGGAAGTGTTCAATATTCCGGCTTGTAAGTCACGGGCCAACTGGTCCTTTGATTTACCTTTGGTCTGTTGTGTTCTCTTAGACTTTGTGGTTTTACCTTTTTGTACCATGAATCTTTACCTGTTAGTATTGAGAATTTTTCTTCTGAGCTTTCTTTTCAAGATGACGAATTAACATCCCAATGTATACATCTCTTTCCCATGGCATCATATTCTCTAGCTCGGATAAAGAATATTGATGTTCCTGCATCAAAATAAAATTGGTTTCATAGTAATTGACAACCGAATCATGAGAAAGAGTTAGACGAAAAAATTTACAATCTCGTTGATATTTACCAAATTGTTTCGTGAACACTTGGAACATGTGAATCGAATATCATGATGTACAACTGGCATGGTATCAAAAAAATCTTTCAAGGTTTCAAATTGACTACTTGTGATGTTATCAATGAATTCACGAAAATCTGACGCTGTGGCATTGTCACGATTATACACCTCATCTTTGGTTTGTATAATATCAATACAGTCAGCTACCATATCATAAATGTCATCAATTGTACCTTCAGGATTTGATAAACTTGATAGATGCTTAAGTTTTGGATATCTCATGGTTACAATCAAATCATTGGATAATTTTATGACATTGGTGTGTCCTTCTTCAAACTTCACTTGAACTTCATTCACATCCAATGATGATGCTGTGGTGTGTTTACAATTACCACACACCAAATTAAATTCAATGATTTCTCCTACTGACTTACCTCGAATTTCCAAAAATAATTTCTGTACATCAACCATAGGATGTGTTTCGCACGACACAAGGTCATCTGTGCATGCTTTAATGGAATCATTCAAGGCACGATAAATGGATTCACGGTCATCACTCTCTGACGCCAATAGTAGAAGTTTTTCTTCTTTCATCACAAACGGTCTAAATGTGACCTGTTGTTTTGTGATGGGTAGTACAGTCTCAAATGTTGGTAAATGATTTAGTTTCATAGTTTAACCTTGGTTAATGTTTTCAACAGTCCAATATTTATAGGCAAATCCCATATTCAAACGATGTATTCCGGGTGTGGAGTATGACATCTGCATCAGATTCATTGATTTGGGAAATGCATCATGTAATTTCACTTTGTAACGAATTGTTTCTTTATATGCCTCAGATGTTTCATCTCCTATAGGGCCTTCGTGAACTCCATAGATTTCAATATCCCCTCTGATGAGATTATAGGGTGAGACTTCTCTGGATATACCAATGATTTTATCCATCCAGTTGTCAAAAAAAGTTTTCACCTTCCACTCTGAATCCATGAAGAATGTGAATTGTGCAGATTCACCAAAAAAGTCAACTGATGATGGTCGCTGTATGTTGAGATTATGAATTCGTACTGCTCTGGTTAAAACAGTTTTTCCTGGAAATGCAGCTTCTTCACACATCAACATCAGTGTGTCATTTCCTAAGCCTTCAACTGTTAGTGCTGATGGAGGAAAAATTCTGACGGAAAATTTTTCTGTTCGTGCAAGACCTTTGCTTCGAACAACACTAAGAAACTGTTCTATTGACATTTCATTGCTCCATTAAGCATCTATAAGCTCTCTTGAAAATTGATATACACTGGATTTTGTTTCATTTTGAAAAGATTCAACTGGGAGAAGTATCGCAGCTTTCCAATCTTTAGGATTGATTTCAAGAAAACGGGATTGTACATTAGGTAGTAGATAACGTTTTACACATGCTCTTGTCTCAGGAAAGCGAGAAAAATTACCTACAATATCCCAGGTCATTCTGAGTTTTGTTGTTTTGGTCAATGTGGGAGTGTCACTCAGTTTCAATAATGCATCCAAAAGTTTCATTCGTAACAAAGGAGGAAGATAGTGTAAATTCAACCCAGCAAATCCACCTTTTATCACGTTGAATGGTAACACTAATGGGAATTCATCATAGTATGGAAGAGTTTTAAACATCTTTGGATTGTACATGAACAGATACATCTTCCCTAGCTCAACCTTAGGCACCAGTTTTCCTATGCCAGAATCCAAAGCTTTTTCTGCTGTTAGAGTGTTCAATCCTAATTTTCTGATTTGAGCTTGATACCATTGGTAGGATTTTTTCTCCTTACTTCCGGTTCGCATAGCTTCAAAGGGATTATTACTTTTCATAAAGTGGTGAAATTGAGGGCTTGACTAGGGCTTGACAAGGTGTTAAAATCCCTATGTTGGGGATGAAGTAAAAATACTCTTACTATTTATCTCAGTTCTGTAAAAGGCCCAAGTCTTTCTCTGTGATGAGCATAAATTCCCATCCATGTTGTGAAGCTGCTTTACGAGCCGCATCCCATTTTGCATTGTTCACGGCCCATTGCATCACTTCACTGATGAATCTTTGTGTTTTTCTCTTTGGTATCTGAGGTTCCTGTGTGAAACGAAAAGGTTTCACCTCGATAAGATATTTCTTTAGTTCACCATCTTTGGTTTTCAATTTCACAAAAAAATCCACAAAATATCTGTGAATTTTTTGATCCATGGGGTTCAGATATGGGATGACAATCTCCTCTGACCCCCATTCCTGTACACCTTGATTGTAGTCACACCACTTCATGAACCGCACCTCATAACTGCTTCGGTACACTATATTGGTGACATCACCGCGATATTTGTGTGGATTTTGAGGAATATATTTTCCTCTATAGGTATCTTTTGTATAAGCCATATAAATAATAGGTAACACTCCATATAGGAATATTTAGATGGCTAATCAGACTCCACAAGCTTCTGGTCCCAATGGCGCGTCATCACAAGATGCCTCAGTTGCCAGTCAACCAAGATATCAAGAAGCAGCATCAACATCTGGGTCAACTGAACAACTACGCTATCCTGAGGGTGTAGGTAGTGAAGAACAACCACATTGGTTGAAAATTCTGATTCGTGTTCGTGAACAAAATAGTCAGGCACGTTCTGGGGCCACGACAGGAGGCACTTACACAGAGTCTGGTGCACGAAGATTGGATGCAGGTGATACTGCAACAAATGCAGCACTAGCAGCTGCTTCTGCACAGGGAGGGCAGGGATTAACTGAAAAGATAGTGAGCGGTAATCTATTTGCACGCGCTGGTCGTGCTGTAGCGGGAGTTGCGGCAGTAAAGTTGTCAGGTAGCAATCAATTAACAACACTGGCAAAATCCATTTGTTTGGGTCTTCAAGAACCTCCTCGTGCTGAGTATTCCACAACATGGGAAGAGCAGGCATTAGGTGCTGTTCTATCTGGTGGTAAAATAGGCGCATTTAATCTCGCTAAGGGTATAGCCGGCGAAGCCATGCTTGATAAAATCAATCCAGGTAAAAAAGGACAAATATTAACACAAGCTGATGCAGCAGGACAACGAGCTGCCATTACTAAAGGATTAGGTAAGATTAAAAATCCTTATCGTGAGCAAATTTTCAAACAAGTGGAATTTCGTACCTTTAATTTTGAATATACATTTCTTCCTGAAAGTATATCTGAAGCTCAAAATGTTTTACAGATTGTAAAAATTCTACGTCAAAATATGCTACCTGAGGTGGCAGAAAATGCTTTCTACCTCATTTACCCCTCAGAGTTTTCTTTGTATTATATGTACAAAGGAGGATTGAATACCAATGTTCACCAATTTAGTGATTGTGTTTTGACAAACATGACTGTGAAATATGGAGGACAGGATTTTGTGACCTTTAAAGATAGTGGCGGTGTCCCTGCTGATATTGTGATGAGTCTAACATTCCGTGAAATTGTCCCTATTACAAGTGACCGTGTAGACAAGGAAGGATTGTAATGTTACGAAATCTACCCAACATCATTGTTCCTGTATCTAGTTTTACAGGAACAACCAGTGAACTTACTGGAAACATTAGTATCACAGGTAAAACCATTACAGGTACAAACACTGTATTTATTTCTGAAATCACATCAGGTGCTGAATTGTTTGTTGAAGGTGTTATGGTTGGTATGATTTCTAGAATTGATAGCGATACATTATGTTATCTTGAAGAAGAAGCTGACAGCTATTCAGGTTCGGCATCAATAAGAAATTTTACGCAAAGTGATTTAGCAAGTCCAATAACCATGAAAGATATTTTGGTTCGCATACAGCCTACAAAAAAATATCTAGAAAAATCTACAGTATTGTTACCATACGTGGTATCAGATGGTGACACACCTGAAAATGTGTCCTACAGGTTTTATGGTACCCCATTATACCATTGGGTGATTTTAATTATCAATGAAATCACTGATCCCAGAGAAGAATGGCCTTTATCAGAACGTCAACTCACAGAAATGATTGCTTTGAAATATCCTGATAGTTTATCTAGTGATGTATATGAATGGAGAGATGCCTCAACCAATTATGTTGTGGATTATGATTCAGCTTTGTCTCTTTCAGGTGATATCTATTCTGTGTCTATATACGATTATGAAACAGAGAAAAATGAAGCCAAGAGAAATGTTAAAATTCTTGAACCAATATTTTTACAGCAGTTCATCACAGCATATAATCAAGCACCTTATTAATCATGGCTGAAATACCTATACAACCAGGTTCTATTGATTTAACTGAAGTGAAGTTATTTAAAGGGGGAGAAGAATATGACTTCACTGAATTCATTGTGGAAATATCCATCTATGAAGATATTTTCTCCAACACCTTATCAGCCACAGCTATAATTTCTGACGGCGCCAATTTAATAGGCACGATACCACTCACGGGTGGTGAGGTGATGAATGTGAAGTATTCTATACCGGGATTTGAAGACCAAAATTTTGCTAAAGCATTTTATGTGTATGCTGTTCGTGATAGAAGTCCGGTAAGTACAGACCGTCAACAAATGTATATGATGTCCATGATGTCTATGGAAGGTGCCATAGATAACGTAACCTATGTATCAAAAAAATTCAATGGCAAAACACATGAAATTGCCAAAGAAATTTTTGATAATTATCTTTCTATGCCAAGAGTATGGGAGAAAAATTATCCTATGCCCAGCGGATTATCAGCAGGGGAAACATTGACAATCCCAGATTGGAAGGAAGGAATGCCATCAGCAAACAGAACAAAGATGGCGTTCAAAGATGGTATTGATTCTAAAAATAAAGTTGTTTGGGTTTCGCCCATGTGGAGTCCTATGAAATGTATCAATTGGTTGGCAAATCGTCATATTGATTCAGACAGTGAAGCACCTAACACCCTGTTTTGGGAAACTTCACAACAATTCTACTTTGCAAGCATTGATAGTATTTTCAAAGCTCAAGAAGATGTGACAAGTAGAAAAATGTATTTTTATGGATTTGATGATGCTATGATAAAGAAAATTGCAGAGAAGGACAAAACAAAGAATACATTATCTGAAGGATATAAAAAAGTTGAAAAGGTTGCAGTCCCTACAAATTTTGATGTGTTGCGCAGTCAAGAACATGGGCATTATGCATCTACTTTATATGAATTTGATGTGGTAACCAAAAGATTTAAAGAATATATTTGGGACTTTCCTAGTAATTTTTCAAAATTTGAACATCTAATGGACAGAGAAGCTCCCACCTTTCCATCCAGTCAAATTCGAAATGTGATGTCCTATCAGGTATTTCGTCCTAAACATAAAAAAATATTTGATGATTATGAAGAACCTAAACATGAAGAATGGGTTCTTCAAAGAACTAGTTTATTAAATGATATAAGTAACGTAAGAGTGGAAATTTTGATACCTGGACTTACTGATACACAAGCAGGTGAAGTTGTGCAATTCTACTATTCTCATATGGGAGAAAAAGGTGCAGATGAAAATATTGAAAACTTGGTTGACAATTATATGTCAGGAAGTTATCTGGTCACAGCAGTGCGACACATCATCACACCTAGTAAATATTCCATGAAGTTGGAATTGATTAAAGAATCCTATGCCAAGGGATTGGGATAATGCCAAATAATATGTACAGCAATGGAGGATTCCAATGGTTCATGGGTGTTGTGGAAGATAGAAATGACCCAGAAATGTTAGGTAGATGCAGGATAAGAATTGTGGGATATCACAATCCTGATAAAAACATCCTACCTTCTAAAGATTTACCTTGGGCCATTCCTTTGATGCCCATCACTTCAGCTTCAGTATCAGGTACAGGAAATGCACCTGTAGGACCTGTTGAAGGAACCTGGATCATGGGATTTTTTCTGGATGGAGATGATGCTCAACTTCCTGTGATGATGGGAACATTTCCAGGTAGAGCTGAATCAATTTCTATATTAGAAATTCTATCAAAATTGGCTGAGGCCCTATTGAAAACTTTAACCTTCCCAGTGAAGGGATTGTCTGCATTAGCCATTCCATATCCTTCAGCTGATGCTGTACGTAAAGAGCGTGAAAAGACCAGAAGCGGATTACGAGATGTTATAGTTGGTGCAGGTCGTGCTGTAGTACAGGCAGTGTCTGGTGCTGCTACTGTAGCGGAAGCTGCGGTTCGAGCTGCCGTTTCTCCTGGCTCAGTTGATGGTTATGTGGAGTATACTGGAAGATTAACTAAACCAGATAGAGGTTGGACGGCAGGAGAACTTATTCGTGTACCCATCAAGAAAGATTCTATTGGTAGTTCATCC